GCCGGCTCCTCTGTTTATCGAAGCTTTAAGTCGCAATAAGGTGCTTGTTGAGGCAGCTCGGGCTATACCATATAACCGGGCAGTTAGCTCTATTCCAAGGTACGAAAGTGCAGGTCAGAAGGGGTGGCCATACCCCCGGATCGCTACGGCAAGGTCCGACAACACGGACCTAAGTTATGGTAATGCCATCGTGAACTTCGCCAAGTTAGATTTAGGCTTAGAGTTAATGCCGTGGCAGGACTTTCTGCTAAGGGAGGGGTGCAGCCGGACCGACAAGGGTCGGTTCGCTTACCGGACCGTCCTAGCTCTGGTTGCTAGACAGAATGGCAAGTCACTGTTAGCTGCTATCCGGATACTTGGCGGAATGATGGTGTTCGGCGAGAAGATGGTCATAGCCGCCGCCCAAGCCCGGCATGTAGCCCTCGAAACGATGAGGACCGTGGTCGAGCTAGCGGAGATGGGTGGGCTACCCATTGACCGAGTAGTTCGCAACTCAGGCCGTGAGGAAGTCCAAATAAACGGTGCCCGGTACCTCATCGTCGCGACAACCATGGGCGGTGCCCGAGGGTTCTCAGGGGTCGACCTAGTGGTCATGGACGAAGTCAGGGAACACCGAAGGTGGGAGCCTTACGCGGCCATTGACAAGACCAGGCGTATCCGTAGGGACAGTCAGCTATGGGCTATCTCAACCGAGGGTGACGCTGAGTCGGCCGTCCTCAACCGGCTTCAGGAGGACGCCAAGGACCGCATTGACCGCAGGGACGAAGACACGCCCCTTGGGTACTTCGAATGGTCGGCGCCCAAGGGTGCGCCCTCAGACAGTCCCTACACATGGGCTATGGCCAACCCCGCCATGGGTCACCTACTAGACGTTGACGTCATAAGGGACGAACAACGCACCGACCCCGCCGAAGTGTTCGAAACGGAAGTCCTGAACCGCAAAGTCCGCACCCTTGAGCAATGGGTGAGCATCGACGATTGGGATGCATGCGCCGACCCGCACCAACGTTTCCCCGCGGAATCACCCTTCGTGTTCGCCCTACATGCCGGCCCGGAACTACGCCACGTGAGCATCATTGCCGCGGCCAGTGAGAACAACCGGTTTCACCTTGAGGCGGTCACCAGTGCGAGCGGGTCGGGTGCCCTTGAGGTCGCTGAGAACCGCCTAGAATCGCTTCTAAGGCGTTGGCGGCCCCGGTTGTGTGTGGTCGTAGCCAAATCGCCTGTCGAAGCCTTAGCAAGGCGTACAGCGGCCCGTTTGGACAAAGAGTGCCATATTGTAAATCAAGCGGACTTCGCGAGGGCTTGCCGCATGTTCTATGACGCGGCCAAACGTCATGCCTTTGTACACCCGGGTGGTCCCTTGATTGGGTCACATTTGCGGGCAACGAAGCGTGGAAGTGACGGGGTTGTCACGGACATACATCGGGTGAATAGTGCTGTAGAGAATGATGCCGCCGTTGCCTGTGTCCTTGGCGTTTGGGGTGCCGCCAACTTGCCAACCGAGGAAGTGAGTCCTACATGGGTCGCGTTCTAAGAGGGCTTGCCGTCGTACAAGTCCTGAGCTTCGTCCTCATGTTGGTGGCCGTGTACTTCCTGACTACCGGTTGGGTTGTTGCCCTGTGTGTTGGCTTCGTCGGCGCGGTACTTCCTGAGCGGATTAGGACATGACCTTCCTACGGTTGCTTGAGCGTGCCGCCAAGCCTCGGGTAACACCGACCATGAGTAGCGGCAGCCTCGAAGCCATGGCGGCTTGGCAGAACCTTGTGTACGGCAATTGGCCAAACAACGGTACGTACTACCCCTTGGCACACGCTTCAGAGAACGAAGTACTTGGGCTTCCGGTTGTGGGCGGTTTCCTCACTATCGTGACCGGTTTAGTGCTTCAAATGCCCTTGCATGCCTACAAAGGGTCCCGAAATGTTGGTGACCGGTGCGACCTTGACCCGCTCATCATCAAGAACCCCGCCCCTGGTTCTGGTCGTACCTTCGGTATGTGGATTGAGGAATACCTTCGTGACCTCATCTTGCACGGCAACTATCTAGCGGTCCTCGGACCTAACGACGGCAAGGGTTGGCCGGCACTCATGTATCCGGTGCCTTGTGAGCAATGGACGGTCCTCACCCTCGACCAGAACCTTGGCACATATGTCTATGAGATAAACGGCCAACGGTATGACCCTCGGGACATCTTTCACGTGAAGGTCCATTGCCGCACCGGTGAGCTTGTCGGCAAAGGCATATGCGAGTTGTATCCCGGGCTTATCTCGTCGGCCGTTGCCGCTGAGCGTTGGGCTGCTTCCTACTTCGAGGGTGGCGCGGTACCGCCGGCTCAGGTCGAACACCCCAACCCTGAACTCACCCAAGACCAAGCCGACGAGTTCAAGGCCAAATGGAACTTGGCCGTGCGCGCCCATGAGGCTGTCGTGACACCGGCCGGGACGACGGTCAAGGTCCTCGACAGCAACGCCGAGGACGCCCAACTCAACGACACGCGCAAGCAGAACGGCCAACAGTTGGCCATGGCCTTGGGCATACCGGGCGCGTTGCTTGGCTTGGATAGCCCTTCGCTTACCTATCGCAACATCACTGACGTGTTTCAACAGTTCATTACGACCACGGTTATGGGCTTGCTCATACCCCTTGAGCAACAACTCACCGAACAATGCATACCGAGAACCCATCAAGCGTACTTCTCGACTAACGACGTACTTCGTCCGGACCTTGCCGAGCGCGTCAGCATTGCCGTTCAAGGGCTTGCCGCCAACCTACTGACCGAGGACGAAGCTCGATCCCTGGTCGACCTACCGCCCAAGAACCAACCCAACGTTCACGAAATGGAAGACATGATTACCGAAGGGACTACCCATGAGTGAACTACTGCTACGGGCATACCCTTCGGACGTGCAAGTCGTTGGCGACGGACGGACCATTGTCGGCTTGCTCGCGCCCTACGGTGAGGTCGCCGAAGTTGACGACGGCTTCGGCTCATACCTTGAAACCTTCAAGCGGGGTTGCTTCGAGAAGATCACACGTTCCGGACATGCCCGGTACCTACGCCTTCAGCTTGAACACAACGGCCGTTGGGTCGGTCGAGGGGACACATGGCAGGACACCGACCAAGGGCTTGAAGCTGAGCTTCGCCTCGACGACACCGAAGCCGGTAGGGAAGCCGCCTTCAAGGTTGCCGACGGCCAAACCCCTGGTCTGAGTATCGCCTTCGTACCCGGTGCCACTACACGTACACGGCAAGCCAACGGTAAATGGTTGGTCGAGCGTGAACGCATTAAGGCCATTCACCATGTAGCCCTATGCCAAGTACCCGCCTATGCCCAAGCCCAAGTCACAGCGGTACGGTCACGGCCAGAACCGCCGGCGGTCGCTGAACGGGTCGAATATTGGAAGCAATGGACAGAACGCGTTCGCCGTGTTTAGCTCCAAACATCCCCGTGTTCGCCTAGGCGCACCGGCGCCTACTTCCTCACCGGTAGGCCCTGGTCGGCAACTTTGAAGACCGGTGCCCTAGGCGAACATCGCTTAGACATGACGCCCCTTGAACGCACGCTTCAAGGACACCCATGTGAAGAAACTTCACACTTGAAGGGTGTATGCCATGTCTACTGTCACCGGTTCCCGTCGACTTGATTACCTTCGACGGCAACGCGAGAACCTTGCCGATGAGGTTGAGGCCGTCACTACTCAGGCCGCCGACGAAGACCGCGACCTTACCGACGCCGAACAGACCACTTGTGAGTCACGGCGCGAACGCCTTCGGTCCCTTGACGCGGAGATTGGCGTCGAGGTCGACCTTGCTGAACGCTCCGCCCAATACCGTGAGTTGAGCTCAAGGGTTGGCGGCGGACCTTCGCCTAGCAATGGCACGGCCGAGCGTCAGTCGCCTTCGCCGGCTGTCCCTGAGTACGAGACACCGGGTGCCTACCTTGTCGACTACCTCACACGTGGCAAGGACGACCAGGCGCGCCGTCGCTTCGGTGCCTACCTTGAGCGGGTCGCGGCTCACCAGAAGACCACCGACAATCCCGGGATTATCCCTGAGCCGATTGTCGGCCCCGTCGTTGGCGAAGCGACCATGCTTCGACCGGCCTTCAACGCGGCCACTAGCCGACCCATGCCGGACTCGGGCATCAAGTTCAGTCGACCGATCATCACTCAACACACGTTGGTTGGACCTCAGGCCGCAGAGAAGACTGAGCTTCCGTCGAGGGTCATGAAGATCGACCCGCTTGAGGTCACCAAGAACACCTATGGCGGCTACGTGAACTTGAGCTTCCAAAACCGGGATTGGACTGACCCTGCCATTCTGAACTTGCTTATCAGTGACCTTGCCGGTGCCTATGCGATGGAAACGGACAAGGCGTTCTGTACCTACTTCGAGGCAGCGGTTACACAGACCACGCCCGTTGCAACTAATGACGCAAAGGGTTGGCTCGGTGCCATTTATGCCGGTGCCGGCATGGTCTACACGGCCGACAACAGCATGCCCGATACCTTGTGGGTTTCGCCGGACGTGTGGGCTTCCCTCGGTGCCATGGTCGACGGTAGTGGCCGACCCATGTTCCCAACCATTAGTCCGGTCAACGCCTTCGGCACGGTCGCGCCGACGACCTTCACCGCGACCGTCGCCGGTATCCGGCTTGTCGTTGATGCCAACTTCCCGGCACTTACGGCAATCCTTGGGTCGAGCCGACGTGTCGAGACTTATGAGCAACTTGGCGGGCAGGTTCAGGCCACTGAGCCTTCGCTGCTTGGTGTGCAGATTGCGTACTACGGGTACTGCGCGTGGATCGTCCTTCAGCCGAATGCCTTCGTACAGTTCACTGGCATTCCTCCGGCACCCTTGAGCGGACGCACTACCGACGATGAGCCGAAGAGCACGAAGGGGTCGTACTCGAAGTGACTTTGCCAACGGGCACCGGTTGGCCGGACCTTGACCAATACAAGGATTGGGCACGCATATACGACCCAACCGACGACGAAGCCATAGCGGCCGCACTCAACGCGGTCCTCGAAGCGACCGTTGCCCGTTGCCCCGTACTACTGGCCATCCCTTGCCCGTCCGATGTTCTGTACGCGTGCCTTCTCTGGACCAACCGACTGTTGTCCCGTAGGAACAGTCCTGACGGGATTGTCGGTGTGAACGAGCTTGGCATCGCCACTATCTCGCGCAACGACAAGGACATCATTCAGCTACTCAGCCCTTACACGGCAATGGTGTTGGGTTGACACATGGGAACCTTGGCGCGAGCACAAGCGATAGTTGCGACACTCGAAGGCGCCGGACTTCGGGCGACCACCGACCCGCAAGTGCTCGCGCCACCATGTGTCTTGGTACCCCCGCCCAACCTCACATACGACACCGGTTGCGGACCGACCTTGGCATGGCAACTACTTGCCCTCGCACCGGCCGCACTCACGGCAGACCGCAACGCCTGGTCGGTCCTCGACACGTTGGTTGATGCCGCCTACCTAGTCCTACCCATAGTGACCGCAGACCTCATCACCTATGTGGTCAGTGGCAAGACCTATCCCGCGTACCTACTTCAGTGGCAGGAGGCTTCTTAAATGGCCGTTGTTGAGTCCAAGCTCAAGACCGGTTCGCTCATGTTGGGCACTGCGCCCGGCACTGAGTTCGCCTGTCAGGCAACCAATGTTCGTATTGTCCCGACCTTCAATGAGGAAGGTGACGAAGTCGAAACCTTGTGCGGTGACGTACTGGCACCCTCGACTACCGCGAGCTATGCCATGCAAGGCACAGACATTCAGGATTGGGATGCACCGGCCGGCGCCGGGATTGTTCACTACTCATGGGTGAACAACCTCCTTACGGTCCCGTTCACTTGGAAGCCCAATGCCTCGACCGTGGTCTTCAGTGGCAATGTTCAGGTTCGCGCCCTTGAGGTTGGTGGCGACGTCAACGTGCGCATCACCAGTGACTTCGACTGGCCTATCACCGGTGTCCCGACCGTGACATGGGCGGCCGCTACCTCGACCGATACCGGTGAGGAGGACGAAGAGCCACCGCCCGAGGATGATAAGCCACCGGCTGACGACGACCTTCCGCCCGAGGATGATCGGCCGGTTGAGTACTCCAATGGCTGAGCTAACTATCCGTGTGGTCGGCGGGGACCGTATCGCCTACGGCTTGCGCAACACTTCGGACAACCTTGAGGACATCAAAGCCGAACGCGCGGCAGTCATCATGTTGCGGGCCGCCAAGCTTCGGGCACCGGTCAAGTCCGGTGAGCTTCGAGCCAGTGGCATGACCTTCCCCAACGGGATCATGTTCACTGCACCCTACGCGCCACCCATTCATTGGGGTTGGCCGAAGCGGAACATCAAGCCCAACCGGTTTGCCCTTGAGGGTGTCGAGGAATCCCGACCTGAATGGATAGCCGTCTATCAAGACACCATTCAGACCGACCTTGACAAGATCGAGGGTGCCGCGTAAATGGCTTCCCTTCGCGAACACTTTACCGTTGGTTGGGATAACCGTGAACCGGTCGAGGTCATTACGACGGTCCTCGACCTCATGCACGCGGTTGACGTGACCGAAGCCGACGGGCACCCGACCAACCGTGTAGCCCTCGAAACGCAAATGCTGTACCTAGCCCTACAACGTGAGGGTCATGAGCTACCGCCATACCTTGATTGGATGTTGCTTATCGACAACTACACCAAGAAGGTGATGGTCGACGAAATTGATGTCCCTACCAACGGGGTTCGCTTGGATACCGCGCGGTCTTCGTAAGTCTGTTGACCGGTACCGACTGGCGGTCATGGCTTGATGCCGACGACCGAGCGTTGCAGACCGCTGAGCGAATACTTGTGGACGACCTTGGACGCGCTGAGAAGGTGACCTAGTGGCGAACCCCGCCAAACTACTTATCGAAATTGTCACTGAGTCGGCCAAGGCGCGTAAGGAACTTCGGGATACCGCTGACGAAGTCGAAGGCGTAGGGGAATCTTCGGACAAGATGGGCAAGGCCATGGCTGCCGGTGCGGCTGCCGGTGCTGCCGGCTTGGTTGCCCTCGGTGTTGCGGCCTTCAATGCCGCCGAAGAATCGGCCAAGATCAACCGTGAGACGGTGCGGGTACTTGAGTCAACCGGTGCGGCCGCGTGGATATCTGCCGGGCAAGTGAGTGACCTTGCTCAGGCCATATCCGACAAGACTGGCGCCGACGACGAAGCCATTCAGTCCGGTGCCAACCTTCTGTTGACCTTCACCAATATTCGCAACGAAGCCGGCAAGAGCAACGACGTGTTCGACCAGGCGACTGAGCTTGCCCTCGACATGAGCGTTGCCATGGGCAAGGACTTGTCCAGTTCGGCGGTGCAACTCGGTAAGGCGTTGCAAGACCCCGTCAAGGGTATGACCGCGCTGAGCAAGTCCGGTGTGAGCTTCAACGCGACACAGAAGTCAATGATCGAAGGCATGATTGCGGCCGGTGACTTGCTCGGTGCACAGAAGGTCATTCTTGCCGAAGTCAGTAAAGAGTTCGGTGGTGCCGCCGAAGCGGCCGGTACCCCGCTCGACAAGTTGATGGTCAAGATCGGCAACCTTCAGGAGGACATAGGCGCCAAGCTCATACCGGTCGTTCAGTCGGTCGCGCAGTTCCTTGGCGACAACATGGCTTCGGCCCTTGAGTTGGTCGCGAGTAACGCTGAAGCCGTGAAGTTCGCGGCCTTGGTCGCCGGTGCGGCTATTGCGGCTATGGCTGCGCCGACCGTGTTCGCACCCTTGATTGCTACGGTCTCAGCGGTTGCCGGTGGCGTGTTGTTCCTAGCCTCGACCTTCAGTGCTGCGGCGGCTCAAGGCTCAACCTTCAGTGCGGTCATGGCAACCATCAACGCGTCACTACTGCCTGAGCTTGGCGCGCTCGTCCTTATCGCCGGTGCCTTGTACGCCTTCACAGCCGCCATGGATAAGGGTTCTGAGGCAGCGGACAAGTTCTTCGCGAAGGTCCAAGAGGACGTCGACCCTTCGAGCTTCGAGTCAGTCGACCAGGGCGCCGAGAAGGTGCAGAAGCGTATGCGCGACCTTCAGCGGCAACTTGACAAGTCCTCGGTCGCGGACATGGTCGTTGGCTTCATTGACTTCATTGTTCCCTTGCACAACGTTGAGAACAGTGTCCAAGATCTTCAGGATGAGCAATCGAAGCTAAACCAACTCACCGAGGAACAACGCGCCAAGTACACCGCTGCTAGCAACGCGCTCAACGCCTACGCGGAGAACGCGGTACTTGCCGCTGCGGGTGTAGACACAACGTCGGAAGCGGCCAAGCGTGCCGCACTTGAGTCTGCCAACCTTGCCCTTGGCGCCGGCATGGTTTCCGCGAAGCTCAGTGAGATTGCGAAGTCCAAGGGCATCAACCTGGTTGAGGACGGCGCCGTCGCGCGTGTGACTGCCTTGTATGAGGCTACAACTTTCACCACTCAGTCGACCCTTGGCATGACCGAAGCGCAGAAAAAGTACAACGACGCAGCCGCTACCGCCAAGGACAAGACTGACGCCTACAAGGAATCACTTGACGCCCTCATCGGCATTCACTTGTCAGCGGCTCAGGCTGAGACTCGGTACTCGAAGAACGCGGTCGACCTTCTCAAGACCCTTACCGAGAACCGCGCCAACGCCAACGGTGCCTTGAAGGCCAACAGTGACGCGTCCCTGGCGAACATCAATGCCATCAACAACAACAACACGGCCATTCAGAACAACGTGCAAGCGGCTATCGACCATGCCCTTGCCGTTCAGCGTGACACCGGTGATGTGAAGCAAGCTACGGCCGTACTCAACGAACACCGGGACCAACTCATCAAGGTCATGACCCAACTCGGTTACAACGAGACTGAAGCCCGGGCTTACGTTGACCAACTTGGGTTGACCCCGAAGAACATTCAGACCTTGGCCGAACTCGACAAGAACAAGGCCAGTGCCGATGCGGCCGCGTACAAGGCTCAACTTGATGGCTTGAACCAGACCTTCGTGAGCAAGATCGTTGCCGACACCGGCAAGGCTGAAGAGGACATACGGCGGTTCTTGCTTCTGTTCCGCAACGCCGCGAACGAAGCGCGTGACCGAGCCTTGCAAGGGACTAGGGCTAGTGGCGGACCGGTCAACAGTGGCGGCACCTACCTTGTTGGTGAGCGCGGTCCTGAGTTGTTCGTACCGAGGGTTGCGGGTCGAGTGATTGCCAACGGCAAGTTCACGTCCTCGACCAGTGGCGGCAGCACCTTCATTGTCAACGTCACGCACTCAGGGTTGGCCGTCGACAGTCCGAAGCTTCAGCGCGAGATAGTCGGCGCTCTTCGCCGTTGGCAGAAGCGAAACGGGACCCTTCCCCTTCAAGGGGTTGTGTAAGTGGCTTGGCCTGGTTGGCCGGGTACCCCTGAAGGGGTTCATTCCCCGCATTGGGGAACCAACGTGCAGTTGTACGTTTGGGCGGCTATCGCTTCCGGCTCGACCATGCGTTGGGGCTCAGACCCGAATAGCTTCCTCAATGCCGGCAACGTGTGGTCACATGGCGGTTCGATGCCTTCGCCGGCACCACCGGCCGGCACCCTATGGGTCAACGTTGCGTGCGACATCCTCAACCTCAACATTCACACCGGTACCGATGAGGTCATGCCCTTCGCCAACGTGGCCGAAGCCGGTACGTGTGAGTTCACCTTGAGGGACAACCTTCGCAAGTACGACCCTATGAATCCGGACAGCCCTTACATGTATGGCGGCTTGTCAAGGCTCAGCCAAGGCACCGCCATACGTGTCTTTGTCGAAACCTTGGCGACACCCTCGACTGTCACCCAAACCAATCTCTTCGTCGGCACGGTGGACACTTGGGCGGAAGATTGGGAGAACAACCCCGCCAACCGTGTTGCCCATGTTGTGGCTTCGGACGTGACCAAGGAACTTCAGAACTTGGATTGGGGAGAGCAACCGCCGGTTGGTGACGGCGAGAACCTGACCAACCGCTTGAACCGGATACTCAATTACTACGGATACACGGGACCGAAGCAGCTTGACGGCGGTGCCATGAAGTACCAAGCGACAACCCTTGCTCAGTCGGCTTGGGAATTGCTTGGCCGTACCGTCACTGATGACAACGGGTACCTACTGGTCAATGGCAACGGTGCGGTTCAGCAAACCTATGAAGGTCGTTGGCTTATCCGTAACCCAACCCTCACTATGACGGTCGGTTGTGGTGTATCGGTGACCGGCGCATACGACATAGTTCTTGATGTCGAGGTTGGCACTAGTGAGATACAGAACTCGGTAACGGCCGGGCGCACCGGCGGCACCCTCACTACCTACCGCAACGCGACCTCAGTGGCGCAGTACGGGGAACGGGGCGCGCCTAAGCGGACTGACCTCACGTTGTACGACGACACCAACGTCGGCACTTACGCGAACAGCATTCTCGGTACGCGCGCCTTCCCGACCGGCCGCATCACTTCGGTGACCCTTCGCCCCCAACTTGAGCCGGCATGTTGGCCTTCGGTGTTCCGTTCTCAGGCTTACCTATCGATGGAAGCCATACGTATCTTGTGGCAACCCTCGGATAGCTCGACTGTGTACGACGTCAAGGGCCGACCCTTCGGTGTCGAACACACAATCAGTCGCACGACTTGGGATGTCCGCTACCCCTTGGCCTTGGCCAACGTCTACACGCGGGTCATGCATTGGGGGCAACACGCGTACGACAACCTCGACCAGGCCAACGTCTACGTCTAAGGAGGAACCCTTGCCCTTCAAGACCTTTACGGCCGGTGAGGAAGCCCTTGCCGCCGAAGTCAACACCTACCTTATGAAGCAAGCGGTTGCGGTATTTGCCTCGACCACCGAACGTACCGCCCAACTACCTACGCCTACCACTGGACAAATCTCATACATAGTCGCCCGGCCTTACGTGTATCAATTCTGGACCGGTGGCGGTTGGGCTGACCTTGTGACCGGCATTGGCGGAACCTACCTTCAGTCGGGTAACTCGGTCGTTACGACTGACGGAACCGGTTCCGGTGCCGTCAACTTCCCGACTGCCTTCAGTGCCGCACCCTTGGCCGTAGCCCTTACTGACGGCGCGCCTTGGGGAGGTACCGCCAACGCTTCGGTTCACTTGTCGCTTACTAACATCACGGCTGCCGGCTTCGGCTACCGGGCGCGGTCGGTCCTCAACGACACGGCCGTGGTGAGCGCGTCAGTCCGAATCATTTGGTTCACCCATGGGGTGAGGGTATGACGGTTACTTGCAAGAACGCAGACTGTCCGGAGCTTGACCAACCGAAGGATTGCCCTGAGGCTTGGGTTGATGAGTGCGTTTGCGGCTCATGTGGGGAACCCGTCGAAGCCGCACCCGCTCAGAGCCGTTCTAAGCGCCGATAGGGGAATCGTATGGGTGAGGACAGCCGGAACGAAGCCGAAGCCGTCACAGAGCCACTGAGGCACCAATCCGGCGAACTGCTGTGGTTGCACCCTGACGGGGAGAAGGTCTACCGCTTCGACTTGGACGAAGAGTGCCCGGACGAAGTCGCTGCGTGGATTGCCGCAAAACTGGCAACGGCGCCACCGATCACACCGGACCAGTGGCGCCGCACGTGCCAACTACTTGGGTTCTTGCCGGACTAGTTCCACTTCAGGTCGAAGCGGTCGACCGACCAGGCACCCCGCCCCTTCTTTGGTGAGCGCGACACGAAGCAGACCTTCACGTACTGATCCCATAGCGCGCCGACCGCGTCATGGTCGGGGTTCTCCCAATCGACCTCAGTCACCTTGGCCGGCACCTTCGTTGTGTGAGCCTTCACCCAAGCCGCACGCTCACGGTCGAGCTTCCGGATCACCGTACGAAGGTCATCGGACTTGTCGAGGTACACGTCGTCCTCGACCTCACCGGCTTCGTACTCGACCTTCAGGTCAACCAGGCCGGCGCGGTGCCTTGCCGCTTCGGCTTCCTTGGGCCAATCGGGAATGTCGACCGTGAAGGCTTGAAGGGGTGAGGACGTGACCCGCTCTTGCAAGAGCTTGAGCATCAACCTGTCAGTCGGTACGCCCGTCACTCGCACCTTGCCGCAGTCGGAACACTCATACATGTGCCCCTTGGTGGCACCTCGCGTGTACCCCGTCAACCGGCCGGCACAACCCTTCTCACTGCAACGGAACTTGAGCGAGAACATGTGCTTGGTCTTGCGCCCGTTGTGCGCGTGCGGACTTGCCTTGAGCTTGGCCTGGACATCAAGCCAAACCTCAGGGGTGATGAGCGCGACCATGCCACCGGTGCAAGGGTTCCCGTCATCGTCCCTTCGCACACGGTCCGGACTGACAAGTTTCCCCGTCTCAGGGTTGCGCCGGTTATCGACCCGCCAACCGCACAACCTCGGGTTGCTCAACACACGCTTGAAGGTCGTACACGTCCAAGGGTTGCCTTGAGGACTGACAACGCCTCTCGTCCCCCACTTGGCAAGCAACGTTCCCAACCGGTTCCCGTCCCTCACCCAACCGACCGCTTCGAGGATGAGCTTCGAGGCTTCCCCTTCGAGGTCACCGGTAGCCGTCAACCCGAACACCGGCCGTGTGTGGACGTACTCGCCCTCTTCGGCGAGTTGCTCATGGCGGTCCTTCTGCCGGCGTTGGGCTGCCTTGGCTTCCTCCAGCGCAGTCTTGATCTTGTCCCTTGCCCTCGACCTTCCCTGGTCGGTTGTGAGGTCGACGGTTTCATCCTTGGTGATGAACACCAACCGGCTTGTTGTCTCGTAGTGGCGGATCAGTACTTCGAGGGTCAGGGGTTGGCGCGTCAGTCGGTCAATATCGGCCGCACACAAGCCGGTACCAAGGGACCGATACTCAGCAACCATGACTTCGAAGGCTGGTCTTGCCTTGCCCCGCTCGACCCCGTTCTCGTCGAGGTAGTGGTACTTGTACGCGGAATGGTCAGGGTCACAGTACTCAGCGACCACACACGCCTTGGTCTTGGCAAGTTCCTTGATGCAGTCCTGCCGTTCCATCGCCCTACGGTTGACCTTGGGGTCGAGCTTCTTAACGGACAGTCGCTTGTACCGGACTACCGGCTTCAATCCCGGGATAGCTTCGTAGTACTCGACATAGGAACCCCTAGTGAGTTCCACACGCCTTGTCAGCTTCCCTCGGTCGGTCCGTTCTTCGGTGTCCACTGTCAAACTTCCTTGAGCCAAGCGTGGTCACCACGCGTCCACGCGATCTCCATGTCTTGGATGGTGAACACCAACCCTTCAGCGTCACGCGCTTGGGCTTTACCGAACTTCTCGCCGGCAAGCTTCAGGGCTTGCGCAAGGGCATCACCCATGGTTGGGGTGAAGCCCGGCAGAAGTCCGGTTACTGGCATCCACGGGGCATCGGAACCCATGCGGACTTCGTATGCCGGGTGGTTTGCTTCCATCGGTTCTGTTCTCCCTCACTCGGTCGGTTACGTCAACCGTTTGCGAGCTTATCATCCGCACACCCGACCGATAGAACGCGCAGGTCAGGGGTAGCGCAGATACACGTACTGCGCTAGGGTCGAGGTCCATGAGCACGCATCAAGCGGTTGCCGGCTCGACCTTCCGATGCTCACCGGTTGAGGGTGAGCACAAGGGGTTGCTACACGTGACCGGCCTTCAAGGTGACTGCCTAGTCGACCTCGAAATAACGATGAGTGTCGAGGCTATGGGTCGGCTCAAGGACGACATAACCGCCACGTTGGGGAGGTTGGGTTGAACGGGGTACGCGCCTACCGGATAACGGCTCAGTGCGACACGTGTGAGGCACGTGAGTTCGGCATGGTTTCCTCGCGTCGGCAGACGCAAGCCGAAGTCCTCCTTAGGGTGTTCTGTGCCGGTTGGGAAGCCCAACACCAAGGGCATGACCAACTAGTGATTGCCTCACCCGAGATCATCAATGGATGAACCCGAGTTCCTCGAAGGTGACTTCGCAATCGTTCTGTCGGTCGAGGGTCGACGGGGCATCATCATGTCACCGGCCGGTGCCAACGAAGGGGTAGTTCTGAGGTTCGAGGGACTGACCGGGCAAGCTGACGAAGCCGAAGGGGTTGTGTTCCTGACACCTGACCTTGCCGCTAAGGCAATTCATTTACTGACCGTAGGTCTTGAGAACCTCGGAAAGGGTCATTTGCTGTGATGCTGACGACACTGTTACGCGCGCTCGAAGTCATTTACGGGGACTTCGGTGATGTCGAGGTATTGACCGATGATGACAAGCCCATAACGGCAGTCGACTACGACCCTGGCATGCAAGGTCAGGACGCGGCCGTCATCCTCGATGTTGGGTACACGGCCGATGAGTGACGAAGAGGGTCGGTTCCTCATCGTCACGTCAACCCAAGTTGGCCATGGTGTTGCCCACGGTCCGACCGGCGAAACGAAGGGCGTCGTCCTCAAGTTCGAAGGAATTGAAAGTGACGAAGGTGCGGAAATGTCCGGTACGGTCTTCTTTATCCCATCAATGGTGCAACGACTGAGTGAACGGTTGCTAGTGGCACTGGAGTCGCTCGACCATGAGTGAGCCATGGGTTGCCACATACCGAGTCGTTCACAGCACGATGACCACAACGGTGACAACCGGTCATGATGAGGACCGTCAGAAGGTCCGGCTAGGGGTACTGGTCTTCGAGGTAGAACCCATGCATGGGAAGGATCATGTGCGGCTGTTCCTCGGTACCCAAGTTGTTGACCAACTACTCGAAGCCCTATCCCTACTGAAGGAAGACCTAAGTGACTGACGGTTACTATGTCCTGACCGGTGGCACCGTTGCCGCCGTCGAGTTGTTCGAAGAAGGTGAAACGGCTGCCGGCATGTGTGTGCTGCTCGACCTACGTCTTGAGGTGAAGGGCAAGCCTGAGGTCGAGACCAACCTAAGGGTCATGGTTCACCCCGCCTACGCCTTTAGGATGTCCGAAATGTTGACCAACGCGGTGACCGAGTGCGCGACCAGGGAGGTACCCAATTGAGTGACGAAGAGCAGTCGGTCGTCCTGGTCACTTCGGTCGAGGTCAACCAAGGCACGGTCACCGCTGAACCCTCCGGTGACCTCAAGGAAGTGGTCGTCCTCGAAGTAGAAGGGTTGTGGTCGAACGCCCCGTTGCCAGCCGGCACGACCGAGGTACCTCACGTTGGGTTCAACCTTGTGTTGCCCAAGACCATGGTCGGCAAACTCATTGATGACCTTATGGACACGTTCACCCTCGAAGAAGTCCTTGACCGGTCAAGCCTCGGACCGAAGGTCCGGTTCGACAAGGAAACCGAGGAAAGGGTTGCCGAAGTCGTGCGCCTGGTCGTTGAGGAAACAAGGGATGAGTGACGAAGCCGAAGCCGAACGGGACCGGTGATATGGGCGGGGAACCGGCCGGACCGGTTTGAGGCTGTCAGAACGGCACCTACGGCCGTATCGTGCGAGGCATGAGCCGATTGACTGTCGCCCCGTTGGCCGAGTTCGATCCCTCCGGTGGCCGTGTGAAGATCACAGCGCCCTACGGGGACGGCCGTGGCCATCAAGGCGTCGATTGGGGGACGACCGACGGTATCGAGGTCGGTACGACCTTGTACGCGCCCGTTGACGGCACCCTGGAGAACACCGGCTATGACGGCCCCTACACGCCTTCAGGCGGGCACACGGCCGGCAACTGGTTGTTCTGGCGGGGTGACAACGGGACCCGGTGGAAGATGTTTCACCTCGACACCGTCACGGTCCCGATTGGTTCATGGCACGCGGCCGGTAGCCCTATCGCGAGGGTCGGCAACTCGGGCACCCAAGCCGCACACCTTCACCTTGAGGAACATGCCGGCGGTTGGGGCAACCCCGTCGACTTCACCAACGACGCCTACGAAGTGATTGATGCCGGGCGTTGGCCTGGCACCCCGCCCGCCCCTCCCAAAGATTGGTTCGATATGGCAACGAAGGAAGAGCTAGCTCAGGTTGTCGAGGACTTGCTCAAGAAGTACACGAACACCAACAGCCTATGGCAGGACCACGAAGGTCAATTCGAAGTGACCTTCAACGGTGACGGCAACCGAGTGCGTAGGCGTATCCGCACACCGGCCGAAGCGGACCTTCTCAGGGTCGGCCGTCAGCTGAACCCTCATTGGGTGACCAACGTCGGCTCAAGCAACCAGACCACCAAGGACGCGTTCTACTCATGGCCGGTTACCCCTGAGTAGCCCTCACTCACGTCGGTCAAGCCACGTGAGGAAGATCATGAACACGGCAACCCCAACGGCTATGGCGGCGAAGGTGACCCATATGTCTCTCACTTCAGGTCCTTCATGGCCTGGTCGAGGTCCTCGGGATTGCCGGTGAGGGAGTAGGCGCGCAAGCCCTCGACCAGGATGTCATACCGCTCTTCGGTCACTTGCTGGACAGCCCGGGCAAGGTCGAGTTCGCCCCGTAGTCGACTGTTGGCGACCTCAGCCAAGATGAACCGCACGACAAGACCGCCAATCAGAAGGCCGTAGACGAAGCTCATCCCTTCCGCTCGATCATGGCCTTGACCTCATCGAGGTCGGTCGCGTCGAGGATGCCATCAACAAGGGTTTGGAATTGGCCCGAACAATCCTTGAGGGCGCGGGTCAACAGTTCGATCATGGCCACGTTCTCCGACTGTTCGCGGTGCAGTGATGCGGCAATGGACAGCAACCCAAGGTTGGCAATGAGGCTGACAACAAGCAAAGTGGCAACCATCTACTTCGGCTCTCTCTTGGTCATGAGGTCTTGCAGAACCTTCATCCCGCGCATGTCCTCGACGCGTTCACCCCTGAGGACCGCTTGAAGGTTGGCGTCAAGCCGGAGAACGGCCGCTTCCGCTTCCCGTAGCGCGCTCGAAGCTGAAGCTAACGCCTTGCGCGTGTTCTCATGCCGGGCCTGTTCGGCTTCGAGGTTCTTGACCGCTTGGGTGAGTTCGGTCCGAAGGTCCGGGTAGTCCGGTACCGGAGCGTAGGCGGTCGTGTGGTCGCGGAAGATCTCGCCGGCAAGCCTCATGATGAGCACGGCCTTGTCGCCCACGGTCGAGGACGACGGGACCAACTCAACGGCTACCGGTCGAGGGTCGGTCGGCATTGGTACCTCAGTGGGCTTCTCAGGCTCAGCGGCCGGTTCGGTGACCGCAACCCCTTGGCCGTTGCGGTCGGGCGTGTGGAGAAGCTCAGGACCGTGGTGCACCCAAGGGTTGGGCGGAAGGTCGACCCCGTCCCTGACGCCCAAGTACAAGGTCCGTTTGCCGTCGACCAGGCGGTCGAGGAGGGTCGGCCACGCCAACGATGAGTGTGACGTGCGCATGGTGCCGGACATCTTCGGCAAGTGGCCGTTCTTGATGGTCTTGGTCACGCGCCAACCAAACCAAGTTTCGGCGGCTTCTACGAAGTCCGCGACGGCGTTGTTCGACTCGAAGGGTCCGAGAAGGTTCACGATCCACGCGACCTTGGCGCAATCGATGCGGGTCATCGAGTACATGTCCGACGGCCAACCCTCCCAAGCGAGAACGTCGGCAAGGTCGTCCTTCAGTCGATATTCAGCTTCGTCTAAGTGTGTGGTCGGCATCCTGGTATCTCCCCGTCGGGCGCGTGTCGGTCGAGCCTGAAGGTAACCCTGCAAGGTCTGGTTTGGCAAGGGTCAAGAAAAAGTTCACCAAGGTCCACCACTACTCCCCGTGTACGTACTAACGAGCCCGAGCAAGGCAACGTGAACTCTCAAGTAATTTCACTTGCCTCAGTGTTACTGAGCGTGTGGTCGTTGTTCAGGCACCACGGTTGACCTGCCCCAAGGTCCGTTCTACAAAGGATGTACAACAACTAAATAGGGGACAAGCCAATGGGCTACCGGCGCATGATGTCTGCCGCCGAAGTAGCCGAACTGTTGGGCATTCATATAAGGACCGTCCAGTGTTGGGCGAAGTCTGGTCGCTTCGGTGACGCGTGTGTGCTTCGAGTTGGGCGACATTGGCGGTTTGACCCCGACAAGCTCGACGCGTGGATTAAGGGGAGTAAACGGTGAGTACACATCGGCCATATAGCCGCGACCGAAGCGCGCCACCAAGCGTCACAACGGTGATCGACCTACTGAGCAAGCCCGGGTTGTCATGGGCGGCCGCAACCGAAACGGCCAAGTACGCGATACACAACGGTCAATGGCTCACGGAGCCTGAGCACCAGGCGTTGCACCGGCTTCGCAAGCATCACCGAGGGGTATGGGATCACCGCGCCCTTCTAGGTACGGCCATCCATAGCCTCAACAGCACATGGGCAAGGGGTGAGGAACAGTCGGTGGGTGACCTCATATCCCGTATGCGCAGTGAGTCACGGTTGTGGGCAAGTCGCGACAACGACGATATTTATGTGAGCTTGAAGCCGTTGATTGCCGCGCTATCGGCGGCTTGGCTGGACCTTGAACCGCAGACCGAGGGTGTGGACGAGATCCTCAGATATCCCCACACCGGTGTGGATTACATCGGTACAAGTGACTGGCGCGCCAAGGTCAAGGGCAAGTCATATCTCATTGACCTCAAGTCGACGGCCAAGGACGCGGACAAGGCTCGAACGTATTGGGATAGTTGGCGGTTGCAGTTGGCCGCATACCGGTTTGCCACTGAGCTACTCACGTACAAGGACGATGAGGTCGCAACCGTCGAGGGTGCCGCCGAAGTCGAGGCAACGGCCATTCTGTTGTTGTGTGGTGACGGCTCATGGCAATTCTTGCCGTGTAGCGCTACCGAGGATGACCACAAGGTGTTCCTCGATCTTCGCAAGGTGTTCGCATGGGTGCACAACGAAGGCTCATGGTCGGGGGTTGACGCATGGGTGGACTAGTCCTACCGGACCGTGAACGTATCGAACTTATCAAGCGGACGGTTGCCAAGGACACGACCGACGACGAACTCAAGTTGTTCTTGCATGTGTGCGACCGTGCCGGGCTCGACCCGCTAGCCCGACAGATTTATTGCATCAAGCGTTGGGATAACCGGCTCAAGTCCAAGGTCATGTCCATTCAAGTGTCTATCGACGGTATGCGGTCGATAGCTTCGGACACCGGCGAAATGGCCGGGCAACGGGGACCGTATTGGTGCGGTACCGAAGGTCTATGGGATGAGGTATGGCTAGGTGATGAGCCACCCAAGGCCGCCAAGGTCGTGGTCCTTCGAGGTGCCGGCGATGAGTACACGGGCATAGCCCACTGGTCGAGCTACAAACAGCTTGACGGCAACGGCAACCTAAGCCCTATGTGGTCGAAGATGCCCGCCGAAATGTTGGCTAAGTGCGCGGAAGCCCAAGCCCTACGCCGCGCCTTTCCTCGCGCCTTGTCCGGCTTGTATTCGACCGACGAAATGGCTCAGGCCGACCGCGACTACGCCCTCAGTGGCTCTGTGAGCGATTCAGAACGGCCGCGTGATGGAATCCCTACCTTGCCCCCCCCTAGGCCGTCAGGAGGGCACTCAGGGGGCAATGCGGCGATGCTGGGTGCAGTCGGTGAGCCCGAGGTCGAGCCCGAGGAAGAGAACGACATGATGCGTCGGCATATCCTGACCAAGCTCAACGACTTCAGTGCCGATGAGGTCACCACGTTGGCCAGTAACGCGCTAAGTGCCGGCCTAAGGAACCCCGACGAAGCCTCATTCAGCGTAAGGGACGGCAACGGTTGGTTGGCGCTTATGCGGGGGGTGAGGCATGCCAGTGAACGGAAGGCGCAAGGGTCACCAGGCTGAGCGCGACCTGTGCAAGTGGCTTCGCGACCACGGTGTCCCTGAGGCTTGTACAAGCCGTGAACAAATGGGCCGTGACGGGTTCCACCAGGTAACCGACATCCTCGGTGTCAAGGGTTGCAACGTTGAGGTCAAGAACCGTAAGGACGTGAACATTGCCCAAGCCCTCATCCAAGCCGACGATGGTGTCAAGGTGCCCTTGGTCGTTGTGAAGCCCTACGGGATAAGCAATCCCGGCAAGTGGTGGGCCGTCACCTATGTAAGGGATTGTCCCTTGTGGATTCCCCAAACAGACACCATCTAAGGGTCCTCAACCGTCAGCTACGTGCCCTCGAAGCCGTCCCGTTGCTCAGTGATGAAGCGGCTCAGATGTTCGAGGACGATGAGCTAGGCAACGCGGTAGTCATGACCAAGAAACACCTACTACTGATTCACAAGCTCATCGCAGAACGGGGTGACCAGTGAGACGAATCAATATGAATCACGCGGTCGTCCTGAGTTACCTTCAAGGTAACTCGACCGATGGCGTCATAACGGTCAGTCACCGCGAGCTCTCCCAACGTACCGGGCTGTCAATCGACCAGGTAAGGCGCGTCCTCAAGCTCTTGGTAGACGAAGGGTACGTGTCTGAGGTCGAGCAAGGTAACGGTCGAAGTGTGAGTACGTGGAAGGTTTCGAGGGTGGCGATCGAGGGTGGCGACCCCATTTTCGAAACACGTTCGAAAAACCCTTCCGCGCCGAAAAGGCTTAGCCCTTTTAACCAACTACCCCTACGGGGTAGTAGTTGGTTGGGTTTTTACCCCGCGCTCTTCACCAAAATCGCGCGGCGTCAACCGCCGGCAGAGTGCGACCTATGTGGCGATATTGGGTACGTCGTCGTAAGGGCGCCCGGCCAGTACACGCGCCGTTGGGTCGAAGCATGTGCCGCGTGTGCCAAGGGTGCGACTATCCCCGAACCGCCGGACCCTGACGGTTATGTCGAACCGAAGATCATTGGGTTCTGCCATGAGTGCGGCAACACCGGTTGGAAGGAAGAGCCGGACCTGGTGCTACCAAACGGGCTCATTGAGAAGAACCGAGTCAGTAGGTGTTCCTGTGGCAAGTTACCGAACTAAACCCCGCGACAACGCAAGCGGAAGGTTCAAGTGGCCAGCGGGTTATGCCTCAGTGCATCGGTACGTCCTTGAGCGCGACAACTACACGTGCTGGCTGTGTGGCGGGTACGGGGCAAGTGTCGACCATGTGTTGCCCCGTAGCCGCGGTGGAAGCAATCACCCAAGCAACCTTCGAGCCGCGTGCGCGCCTTGTAACAGTTCAAGGGGCGCGCAAGGTGTGTTCGAACCGACAACAACAAGGGAATGGTAATGAAGGAAATTCAGACACTCGATTGGGTCGAGGAACTGCCAAGGTCCAAGTCCGCTGAGCGTGCCGCTGAGTATGCGCCCCTTCGCGAAGACCTTGCTCAGCGACCAGGCTATTGGGCACGGCTTGCCGACTTCGATGAGGTCAAGGGCGCCCGAAGCTTGACCATGAAGCTCCGCCATGACGGCTACAAGTTCTCATGGCGACAGACCGGTGACCATCAATGGTCGGTGTTCGGTAAGTGCGAAGTCACAACCAATGGCGACACCGCTGCTTAGTGTTGGGGTTGCCCCGAGGCACCGTTGCCATGGGCGCGTTCTACAAGGCCGTAGGGCGCGCCCTAAGGGGTAACCATGCAAGGTAAGGACCGTGTGGCGTTGGTGCTGGCCGCCGGCTTGGTCCTGAGCCTGGTCGCACTCAGCACGGGGCGACTGTTGGGTTCACTCGAAGCTCCAACCGACCAAGGTACGCAAGTACTCATGGTCCTCTATGGCGGAATCATTGGTGTGTTAGGTGCCTATATGGCTGACAAACAAGGGAAAGACTGATATGGAAGCCGACGCATTTCATTGGGTACTACTGGTGCTCCTGGTAGTCATCGCGCTCTTGGCCTTGGCACCATGGGCACGTCGACCCTAAGGCTCGACCCTGACAAGGTCCTCGAAGGGCTGAGTCACTCAAGGGTGCCATTCACTGAGGCTTGGCTTGCTGAGCTTGTAGGGCTACCTCAGGGGCGCGTGAAGGTCTTCTGTGACGCTGCTCGCCGGCAAGGGCTGATTGCTCAGGTAGTCGACTGGTCGGGCGGCAAGGCGCCGGTAGGTCGAGGACGTACGTGGGTGGGTGCCAAGGCTAGGCGCAAGGGTCGGTAAGCCGAGTGTCTTGGCTTGACTGGTGCCGTCTATGTGCCGCTGAAGTAACCGCAGAGAAGCTCAGTGATGAGCAAGCCGATTACATCCTATGGGAACGGACATGCTGGCCAATGGGTCCGATCAAGTGGGTTCGGGAGGACATAATCGACTATATGAGTTCACGCTAATGGACGATGACCCTAAGGTAGTTAGACTCAAGTGGCAGTCACCCGAAGCCTATAAGAAGCACGCTGGCAAGTCCGACCTCAGTGGCCGCGCACAAGCCGTGACGACAAGCAACTTTCAGCTAAGGGTCGGGGATATTGCTAGATACACTCAAGCCGACGATCCAACTAGCGCATATATAGATTTAAATGGATTTTTTTCTATGGTCACGGGTCCGGGCGAGC